CAGCGACCGCGCTCTCGATGGTTTCGCTTGGTCCCGGCTTCCACGGCTTCGGGGCGGCGCCTGCGGCCCCACCTGCCACGATGACCTGCTCCCGCGGCTGGCCTGCGCCCGGCTCCGGCTTCGGTTCCGCCGGAGGAGGGGCGCCGCCCTTCGTCCGCACCACCGACTCGGGGAACAGGAGTCGAACCCCCGCGTCGAAGGTCAGGCGTGAGGCGAGGACGGGGTCCTGCTCGAACAGATTGAGGACCGCGTCCACCTGCTGCTCGCTCAACTTGTAGGCGTCCGTCGCAGCGTCGATCTCCTTCTGCGCGGCTGCCGTTTCGCTTCTCTGTTCGATGCGCTCGACGCGCTGCGCGAGGTCGGCCTCGCGCTGAATGGCCTCCTGCCGGCGCGCCCACTCCGCCTGTGCGAAGTTCCGCACCGCGGGGTCGTCGTGTTCCAGCATCGCCTTGATGTCGGGCGGGACCTCCGGCGGCGGGGCGGGCTTCGCGGGCTCCGGTGCCGGTTCGGGCACCGTCAGTTTCTCGTCGATGCTCTTGAGCAGGGCGAGCACGTCCTCGCCGGCCATGCCCTCCGGGGGCGGCTCGGGTGCGGGCGCGGGCGGCTTGGGTGCGGGCGGCTCGGCGGGCGCTGGGGCGGGCGGAGCATCATCGTCCGCAGGCACAGCGACGCTCTCCGTCGGCGGCAGGCCGGCGGCGATGAGGGCCTCGGCGTTCTCCGGCATCAGGCTAGGGCTGGGCTCCATACTCGTTCCCCTCGGCCGGGGTGCCGTAGCCCGCGCCGTAGTCCTCCGTCTCGTTGGACGGACCCTGCGGCTGCGCGGATTCCTCCGCGCCCGGCTGCGCCGCGGCACCCGTCTGCCCCGTCTTTTCCGCGATGATCTGCTGCACGCCGATGAAGAACGCCTTGGCCTGCACCATCTCGTCCTTCTGAAGCGGCCGGCTCGCCATGATCTGAAGCGCGGCCTGAAGGTGGTCGCCGAAGGTCAACTCCTGGCGGTCGGGCGGCGTCGGCCCCATGTAGGCGGGAGGCGCTCCTGCATCCATCATGCTCATGGCTACTCGTCCCTTCTCGGCGAGATGCGCTCCCGCCGCTGCCGGTCGATCAGGATGCGGACATACTTGGCCGGAGTCCCCACGTCGTTGCTGTTCAGGTTGAGGGTGGCGCCGTAGCCGAGGTCCGCATCGTTGTTCGCGGCCGCCGTGTACGTGACGACGACGTTGTTGAGTGCTGCCGACGCACAGCCGTTGGCGATGACCAGCGTGTCCTTGATGACGGCGGAGATCGTTGATCCCGAGGCCAGCGTGTAGACATTGGTGGCCGACCCGGGGACGAGCGAGACATGGACCTCCAAGTCCGTCGCGGGCGTCGTCCCGGTAGCCGCGTAGTTACAGTTGTGGAAGCGGACGGAGTCCGACTTGCCCGGCAAGAACATGATGAGTTGCGGGGCGTCGCTGCGCCAGCGCGGCGGAGCAACGTAGGCGATGGCCCCGATGTCCGACCCCGCACTCCCTGAGTCGATGGCGGCCGAGAGCGGGCCGATCCTGGGGTCGAAGTTGTCGTAGGTCGAGTCCTTCCCGCCGACGTTGAACTGCGGGCTACCGTAGTGCGATGAGTCGTCGCAGGTGTGGCACCAATGCTTCGACCACAGCGTATCCTTGGGCGCTGAGAAGATGTCTCCGCCGCCGATTGACCACGTCGCCATGCTGCGCTTGGCAACGACGTCGTCCGGCCAGGTTCCGTAGTAGGAGTAGAGGTTGTAGTTCGAGTGGAGATGGTGCTGGTGCGAGGCGGCGATCCCGCTGTCCGGGTAGTTGGCCGCGAACAAGGAGTCGTAGCCCTGCGCCCGCCACCACACGGCGGCGCGCGGGTTGAACGGGTCCATGCGGTCGGCGGACCCGCGCGACCATCCGTAGATCAGGTTGTTCGTGAACAGGGTGTACCCGGCCCATGAAGCATAACCCGGGTCGGTGTCATCCCACACGACGCCAGAGTTTTCACCGTCCCACCACTCGCCCGCCTTCACCTTCCCGGCACTTCCCGCGAACGTGTTGTGGTTGATCCAGTTCCTTCCAGATAGGTACTGCACGAAAAGCGCCGCGTGGTCCCTGCTGACGAGCACGTTGTTCGTCAGGGTGGTCTGGTACATCCCGGCCTGGAAGGCCAGCGCGGGTCTGGCCTGCAACTTCACGAAGCATGAGTCGTAGACGTTGTGGTGGACTGCGTCGCCGTTCCAGTGGCCCGAGGCGCTCGCCTGCACCGAAACGTCTCCCTCGCCCATCTGAATCAGCGTGTCCACGTCCATCGCCAGGTACGAGACGCTGTCGCGGTTTGCGAAGCCGATGCGCGAGCGTCCGTTCGGGTAGAAGTTGAACCGGCAACCGCGGAAGGAGGTGCCCTTCGCCAACTTGTGAACGAAGAAGTAACTCGGAATCGCCTGCGCCCCCGGATTGAAGGTGAAGGTGCAGAACAGGAACTTGGTCGAGTCGGCGGCGACGATTTCCACGCCGTTCCACGTCGTCCCGATGTCCGTGGCAAACAGGTTGGGGAACAGGACCGTGTCGAAGGTGTTGCCCGCGTTGCGTCCGCAAGGGCGCAGGCAACTCGGCACGCCCGCGATGGTCGTGTCCTTGCAGGCATCGCAGTTGAAGTACCAGCCCTTCACCGTGCTGCGGCCGATGTAGCAGTATTTCGCGTTCGCCCATTCCAGACTGCGGTCGAAGATGCAGTCGATGATCGAGTCCCGACACGCATCCTGACACTGGGCCAGAATCTTCCCGTTGGTGCCCAGCGAGATGTCGTTGATGAACTGGAAGTTGTGCATGACGACGTAGTCGCTCGTCAGGGTGGACGCGCTGATCTGCGGCTTTCTTCCCCGGACCGAGGTTCCGATGTAGTACGTGAACAACCCACCCGTCGGACTGGCGATTCCGGGCATCGTCGCGTAAGGGGTGCCGTTGTAGTAGACGACGCACGAGTCGCCCGGCACCATGAGCGCATTGGCCGCCGTGATGGTTTCCAGCCCGATGCTCTCCAGCGTCGAGGTCGTGGTCAGCAGACCCGTGTGCGAGTTGCTGCCGTAGGGCAGTCCGATGACGTAGTACGCGGTCGCGTGGGCCGGAGCGAAGGCGAGGAAGGTGGCGAGCAGGGCGGCGACTGCACCACCCATCGCGCCCTTGAAGGCGCTGCGCCGCGCGGCGAACCCGCGCTGCGGGGCGGACCCCGACGCCTTGCGACCCCGCCGCGCATCCACGAGCCGCTTGGCGGCGTCGCGCTTCGCACCCTGCGAGTTCTTCGGCAGACCCGTGCGGGCCGTTGCCGCGAAGTGGTGCAACTGCGTCTTGCTCATGTTCAGCATCCCCCTGTTCCGCTTGTAGAGTTTCTCCGGGTGGTGCTCGGCTATGGCCGCGGTGATCTGCTGGTCCCGTGACGTGGCGGGCATGTTACCGTCTCCCTGCGGGCTGACGCCCGCCGCTGCTCTGACCCGGCGCTCCACCGTTCTTCAATGCGTCGGCCTGCGCCCTCGCGTTGATTTCCATCTCCGCGAGTTTCATCTGCATGATGCGGGCGGCGATCTCGTCCCGGCCCTTCCAGTTCATCGCCTCCAACAGCGCGGGCTCGTCGATGGCCCCGCGGTCGAACAGCGCAAACGCCTTCTCCTCGTAGTCGGCACGGCCATTCACCGTGCCGGTGCCGTAGGCGAACTGGATGTCGTACTCCTGGAGCAAGTCCTCGTGGTCCACCGTCAACATCGAGCCGTTGGTGGCCTTGAACATCATCGAGGGCCGCAGTTTCCGGCCCGCACACAGCATGAGTTTCTTCAGCACCAGCGCACGCTCGCGGTGCGCGGGGTTCTCCATGCCGCGGATGCGGACCGCAGCCGCTTCCTGGAGCCGGCGGATGGCAGCGGCGGCCTCGATGCCGGCGGGCCGCTGGCCCTGCGTGACGTCGTGCACCCCGCTGATGGTGTCCAGGTCGCGCTGATCCACGCCGAGCATCTCGAAGTGCTGCTGCCCGGGGCCGCGGAACTCCAGCCACTTCACGTCGGAGCCGCGCGCGATGCGAAGAATCTCGCCCGCCTCGACCGTGCTCTGGTCGCTCCTGAGCCCCGAGTCCACGTTGGTCACGATAGGCGGGTTCGCCGCGAGGTCGAGCGCGCGCGCGAGCCCCTTGCGCCGACGGTTGATCTCGCGCTGCCCGGGGATGACGTGGTCCAGGTCGCCCGGGCTCCAGTAGCGGTCGCTGCGCGGGTAGCGCCGGCCCATCACGAGGTTGATGCCGCCATAGCAGTCGTCGAGCGGCTCGGGCGGGCCGAGGATGACGCCACCAGCCGTCATGCGGATGACCACCCATCCCGACTTCGACGACGCCTGGTGGTCCTCCAAGTGCATCCCGGGATGCTCCTCGCCGTCCGGCAGGTACTCGGTGCCGATGTAGGTCACGGGGCGCAGCGTGTCGTCGCGCACGAGGACTTGGATGAGGAACGAGGTGTGGCCGTGCTCTCGGTAGCCGCCCGTCGAGATGGCGAGCGCGGTGCCCGAGGTCGGCGTCGGCTCCGACTCCTTGGCAAAGTGCAGCGACGAGGACACCGCCGTCGGCGTGTCGAAGCGGTGCGCGTTCTCCAGGTACTCGAACCACGGTCGGACGTGCACATCGTAGGCGGGCGAGGTGAGGTTGTCGGGCTGGATGCGTTCCGCGTAGGCGGGGAAGCGCGCCTGAAGGTCCGCGGTCGAGACGGGCGAGCCCAGCACATGCCGGGTCGCGTCGTCGAAGGTGCGCGCGCTCGGGTCGCCGTAGTAGTCGAACACCGAGAGCGGCTTCGGGTATGGCAGGCCGCTCTTGAAGTCGAACGAGATGAGCGTCATGTTCCAGCCGTAGATGCTCTTGTCGCGCGCACTCGCCACCACGAAGTCGTCGAAGTGGTCGCGGTCCATGAGCCAGCCGGCGAACTCCTGCAACCGATAGATGCGCTCGGGGTTCATCGACCCGCGCGGCACGATCTCCGGGCGGGGGCGCACCTCCGTCACCATCGGCACCACCGTCTCGACGGTGGAGAAGCAGTAGTTGAAGATGGGGTTGGTGCGGTTGAGCCACGCCGTCTGGTAGTGGAAGCCGTCGTAGTAGAGGCTGCACAACTTCAGCCGCTCGATCTCCGCGCGCTTCGCCTCGTAGGCTTCCTGCCAGCACGTAGCGACGTAGGTTCGCAGTTCATCCTCGTCGAGCGATTCCCACCACGCCTTGCCCGTCGGGACGAGTTCCTCGGCGACGAAGCGGCGTCCGTTAGCGTAGGTGAAGGTCGGCAGACTCACCTGGGACCCCCCGCGGAGACTCGACCTCGACCCTGCTTGTGAAGGGCTTTGGCGCGAGACTCGTCCAACTCCTCACGCAACTTCGAGGACGGCTCGAAGTCCTGACAGCCGAGGTCGTGCTGCAAGGTCTTGAGGTGCGTGCGCCCGCGGACAGTCATGCCAAGCGTCTCGTTGAAGTGCTCGGGGATGTCAGCCCGAATCGTTGGGAGCACAACGGCGCGTGTCGCAGGCTGCCCGCAGGTCGCACACGGAATCGCCCAAGGCTTCTCGTCTTGCATGTGGAAGAACTCATCGCTCTCGTGCCCGGCTTCGCAGCGATACGGGTAGAGCGGCATCACAACCTCACCACGCCGCGCGTCAGGTGGGGAGCCATCTCGGCGCGCGACTGATCGGCGAGTTCTGTGACCTTGAGGTGGTAGTTGAAGGCGACCTGGAGAGTGGACTTGCCGGTGAGGCAGTCCGCGTGCAGCGGGAGTTGTGGTCCGCCTTCGGTGTCGAACAGGAGGGTGCGGCCGACGCCGAGCGCCTTGCCGCAGAGGAAACAGTCACCGGCCAGAAACTTACCGGACTGTTCTGTCACTTCGCTCCTACCTCATCAGACCCAACCCCAGCGCCTCCTGCCGCATCCTGCGCGAGTGGCGCTCATCGCTCAACCGCTGCAAGTCGTCGCACGTCAGTCCCGTCATGTCAAGCGCAAACCGTTCCGCCGCATCTGGGTCGCGCTCGCGGAGCCGCATCGCTTCGAGCGCCGCCGAGTGCACGGCCGCCTCGGGGAGCGGCTCCAGCGGCGCCTCCTCCGCCCCGCGGTGCACGGCGAGGGCGATGGCGAACGCCATGACGCAGTCCTTGTGGTGCCCGGGCTGCGCCTCGATGGTCGTCTGCCCGGTCGAGTAGCCGAGTCGGTCCTTGGGCCTGCGGTAGATGAGCGTGCCCATCTCGCCCACCAGCGTCGGATCGAGGATCAGCCGCGTGTGGTCGTCCCGGTGGCTCTCGACCTTCTCGCGCACCAACTTGCGAAAGGTGTTGATGGCGAAGTGCTTGGCCTTGTTGGTCTGATACCAGCCCGGCTTCAGCACCTTCTCGCCGGAGACTGATTCCTCGCTCGTCTCCCGGAAGTAGAGGTTCGGGTACATCATCCGCAAGACCGTGTTGTGGAAGTCGATGCCGTGGTTGTTCGCCTCGTTCACCAGCAGCGCGGTGTTGAACCAGAACCCCAGCCACACGGCGTACTTCGCCAGCACGTCGGGCGGCTCGCGCCCATGCCAGACGGCCGCGCAGTTCAAGGTCATCTGGTCGAGGACAGCGAGCGGGGTCGGGTCGCTCCCAGGGTCGCCCTCGGAGGGGTCGGCGCCGATGATGTACGTGTGCCGATCTTGCGGCTTGAAATAGACCCGCAGGCGCCCCCCCTCGACCTCGTAGATGGTGGTCTTTTTCCCGACCGCCGACTCGTCCCAGTCCACCTCGCTCTGCGATGGCAGTAGAGCGTCCGGCTTCTCGGGCGGGACCTGAGAGGCGCAGTAGGCCATGCCGTCCTTGTCGAACACCGGGCGGCCCGAGAGCAGGAAGGCCGACTTCCACGTCTCCGGGTACTCGACGTTGAAGGTGTCGCGGTCGCCGTCGCAGTTCGTCTTGAGGCACCAGCGCCGCCACGCGATTCGATCCAGCGCGATCTTGAGGCGACGCATGATGTCCTCCTCCTCCTGCGTCGTCTCCTCGCGCAAGAACCAAGGCTTGATGCGGTACTCCTCGTGGCGGAACCACGGGATGAACACGGGGGTCCACCCACGCTCCCAGTCGGGCAACTCGCGGTCCTGGGAGTCGCGGATCGCGTTGACCCACAACTCGTGGAACTTGTTGCCAACCCCGTTCGCCGTGCTCTCGATGACCACCAGCGAGTCGGTGCTGCGCGGGACCGACTGCATCACCGAGCGCAACGTCTCGGCGTCGTTGTCGTAGAACGCCAACTCCGATAGGTGGACGTACTGCGCCGTGTAGCCGCGCACCTCGCCCGTCACCTCGACCTGGAGGCGCGAGTCGTTCTCGGAGAAGTGAATCTCGTGGACGTTGTCCAACTTCCGCTTCGGCTTCATCTCCGGCGGCAGGTTCTCCAGGAAGCGCTTGGTCATGCGGAAGATGGCGCGCGCCGACTTGATGTTGTGCGCCAGCACGAGCGCCGAGCGGTTGTCGCACAGGTGGCAGGCGTGGAACAGCAGCGCCTCGGCCAGCGTCGAGACACCCACCTGGCGCGACTTGAGCACGATGATGCGCGGCGGGCGGCCCGCCTTGCGGGCGAGGCGAATCTGCTCCAGCACGAACCGCTGCGTCGAGTTGAGGCGCAGCGGCACGAGCAGCCCGTCCTTGTTGGCGATCTTCAGGCAGTCCGTCGCGTAGTTCGAGAAGTGGTGCCGGTAGTCGATGGCCGGCTCCACGACCTCGGGGATGTCGTCGGACACTAGCGCAACTCGTCACTCCCGGCGGGTGGGATGATGGCTCCTTCGTCGTCGTCGGGCAGCAGGGACGTGCGCGTCTCGCGCGTGATGGGAGACTCGCCCACCTGTTCCTCGCGCGCAAGCGCCACCGAGCGTATGACTCCGGCGGAGAGAAGGGAAGCGAGCACGTTTCCCACCGTGCGGTCGAGCGCGTCGAGTGCCTCCGTCTGGCGGGTTAGCGCGCTCGTGGCCGCTTCGGTGGACTTCTCCATGACTCTGATGGCCGCGGACAGGTTCGCCTCGCGCTGGGCGGCTTCGAGGGTGCGCCGCACGTAGTCGGCGTGGACCACGTCTGCGCTGGCGCGCGTCCGTCGCTGGCTCGACTGAGTGGCCCAGCACAACAACCACCCGACGAGCAGACACGCAACGCAGGCGAGCGCGGTCATGCGTTCACCTCCGCGTCCTTCTCCAGTTCCTCAGCGAGCGCGGCGAGAAACTTCCCGACGGGAGCCTTGCACACCCGGGCCAGGCGCGCCGCTTCCAGCACCCGGAGGTTCGGGTAGCGCGTCCGGGAGGTCAAAGTCCCCGGGGGCCAGCCCATCTCCCGGTACACGTCCCGCAGCAGCATCCCCTTCGGCTTGAACCGCAGGACCGCCCGGCGCCACGGCACCGCCATGCTCCGGTGGAACTGGAACGCGGTCAGCCCCAGCGTCGCGGGATCGAATCTCGTCGCGGCACGCGCAGCAGATTCCCGCAGGGTCCGGCTTTCCATCGTCGTTCACCGCCTCTCTGACGCCATGCTTGATGCACAGGACTTGCCCGGGGCCGGGTATGGCGTCCAGACCGGCGATGGGCAGGATGTCGCTCACGAGAACCCCCTAGTCGGTGAAGGGGCGCACCACGACCCTGACGAGGTCGGACTCGGGCGCGTCCTTCGCCATCTTCAGCGCCAGCACCGCCGCCCCCTGCGCGTCACGCGCGACGATGGGGGTGGGCGGCAGGATGATCTTCTCCAGGTTCCCCTCGGCCAACTTCGCGCGAGTGGGAGCGAGCAGGACGGCGACCTCGAACAGCGGCATGGCGTACCTCCGGCTGGGCGGGACCATTCCCGCTTGCGAGCACT